AGTAATTTCGCGAGCTACTTCCTTTTGCTGTTTACTAAGTCTTTTACGTTTATGAATTTTGCGCAAAGAAGCCTCCACCTCTATATTTACCTTATCTGACAAATTAAGATTCTCCTGAATCTTGGATAAACTAAAGTTTAAAGTAGCCTTAGTCCCTATTGGTGTCTTTTTATCTTCTTCTTTAGGTTTTTTAGATCCAGTTGGTCTACCTGTCATCTGAGGCATTTTAGCGCCCCCAATAACAGGCTCATATAGACCCTCCTTCTTATATTCTTGAAACTTCTTTTGAGATTCTAGAGACTCTTCCAATGTTGGGAAACGTCCAGACTCAATAGCCTGAATCCCTTCTTCAGGGGTCAAAACTCCTAATTCAATAAGGCGGCTATAAATTCGAGAATAAACAGAAGTATCCTTAAGGTCTACATCTTCGAAATGAGCAGTAGGGTAATTCTTGAAACCCATCTCTTTTGATATACGCCGAATTTCAGGCATTAAAAAGTTCTCAAGAAAGACACGTCGACTCTGTTTGAGTCTCTCCATAAACACTTGAACTTTAATGCTTGTATTGGCAAATTTTTCATCGCTTAATAGGATGTTATTGAGACCCATTTGGATATCCTGATTAACAACATCATACTTTTTGGGGTCAAGAATGTTCCCAATATCAGGAATGACGAACTTTGCATTAGTAGTATAATCCGAAATTAATACGCGCCCCACAGATTCATTCTCAAAAAGCTTCTGCATGGCCATAAGATTCTTCTGATTTACTCCTCCATCTTGAGGCTTGGCCCCCATTGTTATAAGCAAGATAGCTTGGTTAGTGGTTCTAGCCACCGCCATGTCCATCTGCTTCATCTCTTCTTTCCAGTTTATGTCCTCCAGTACTGGATAGCCCATTGGAACCGCAAAAGGTTCGTAATCCTGCTTTTTGTAAAATACAGCTACCAAACGATTAGTATCCAAAGGTAGGGTAACAGCTGACATCCCTACGTCTTTTGTATCATTTATTAATTTTCTAGTTTCTTCAGGGAGACTATCAAAGACTTCCTGTTGCTCTTCGGTTTGTGGATGACGTAATATTTGAAGCTCGTAGTCCGTAATCACCTTGTAATAAACCCCAGTACTAAAAGAAATGCTTCCTTGCAACTGGATATCCGAAGGATTCAGTATAATGTATTTAGCAGGAATCTCCAATTCCTCGGAGGCCTCGGCTATGCCAAATGTTTGATTTATCTTTAAAGCGTCAGCTTTATCCATCTTGGCATTAAAACGGTAAATGAAAACATTTCCTGAGCGATAATACTCCCTAAAGAACCTACTCTGTAGATCGTCAATATTAATCCTCTTAAAAAGAGTCTCAAAGAAATCCCTAGATTTGCGACTTCCTCCGGTATAGTACAAATCGCTAACAGAAAATTCTGTCATTAAATCAATAGTGTTTCTGAAAACTGAGAAGTTATAATAAGCTTTCTGGCACAGGATAATTGTATCTCGAACCTCAATATTGGAGTTATTAGACACTCCCCGAGAATACTTGAACGGTATCATACCGTTTTCTATATTCCGGAACCGATCTGTCCTGATAATATCTGCGGCCTTATTTCTGCGCGTACGCGTAGAGTTGGCTATGGACTCATGCTTAGCCATTAGAGGTTCCGAACCTTGTTCCGTTTTCTTCCTTACCGCCATATTTTACCTTAAATTTACACCTAAGCTATCATCTTGGGAGTAAATGTGTGATTAATTTGCTCCAGCTTAGTATTTTTAAGATCATTATAGCCCTTAACCGCCCAGTTGCCTAACATTAAAGTAGTATAATTATCCTTACGAGCGCGGTTAGCTGAAGTGCTCCTTTTTAAATGCTGAGGAAGATCAAAAGTTTGAGTGCCTTTAGCAGTAGTTTTTACCTCTACTAACGCGCATTGCTTTCTGGTTTGATATATAATGTCATCCTGAAATTCGATTAAATCTCCCTTGTTTTCATAAGGCATTAATTTTATGGGTACAGCTTGTGCAGAGACCTTGTCAAAAAAACTTCCGCATGCCGCAGTACGAGACGCAAACCATATTCTCTTATGGTCAATGGAAGCTTGCAAATACTCATTAGCTTCACGGAGAAAAGTTGTAGAAAACAACTGTTTAAAGCAAATTACATGCTCTTTTTTGTTATACTGACTTTTAGCTTTTAGTAGCATCTGCTGGTAATCCACCCCTGTTTTATCACTGTTAAAATCAAAAAATTTCAAATTTATCCTAGAGTCTCGGAAAAGCTCGGACTCATTAGCGCTATCGATAAACTGGTAGCCCGCATTATCAATGATGATTAAAGAAAAATTGAAATGAGTTACTAAATAATGAAGATATTTGATGTGATCTTTTAAATCTCCTCCTGCAACTGCATAAGCGTGAACTAAGGTAGACTCATTTCCCTTTTCCTCATCCAGCTCTAAGACGGACATAGCAAAGTAATCTGAACTCGGGCTATTACTAAAACTAGGGTCAATTCCTAAAATATACTCTTTATCCTTTTCTCCCTTGGTTAAAGTGTGCTGTTTCTCCCCATCAGGGATGGTGCAGTCATGCATTTTCTTGGCGCTGAAATAACTATCACTCCCATCAGTAAACTGCGCACAGTATTCCCGTTGAAAAGAAGAATTAGAGGACCCTCCCGATCTGGCTTCTTCGATAACAGTGCTATCTATCATGTCAGAAGGAATAGAATCAAAAGCCATTTGAGAGATAAAGTAGTTAGACTGCTGCATCTCTTCGGAGTAGATATTGTTCATCCATTCTTTATAAGTCTTAAAAAGATTCTCAAAACTAAAACTCGCAGAAGACAGAGCGATCATTTTTGAATTGTTCTCAAACTTGATTCTATCCTTTTCCTGCATTTGTCCTTTTTTAATTAAGTCGTCCTCCATTTCCCTTATCTTAATTCTTTCTGCCATATCTTGGGGAGCTACCAAAAATGGCATTAGCACTGTCTTAATAGTATCCTCCGGTAATAATAAAAACTCGTCGAGTACCAAAATATTAGCGCGGAAACCACGAATCTTTTCTCCGCTTAAAGGTATAGCGGTAATAGTCCCTTCGTTTATTTTCCATTCAAATTGATCATTACGTTTAGATTTAGCGCCAAAAGCATGAGCTAACATCTGAGCTTCTTTCGATTCAACTATCTTTTCTAAATTGTTAAAGATAAACCGCGCAGTACGAAAAGTCGGCCCAGCTATAAGAATTTTTGTTCGAGGCTCGAATACGCATTGCAAAAAACAATAAACGGCAGCGATGAAACTTTTGCCACATCCACGACCCCAGACACACATGCTAAAGTTGCGGTTAAAAAAAGCCTTAAGAGTTATCTCTTGGTAGAGGGCCAGTTTAATCCCCGAAAGTAATTCAGTAGTAAAACCCAAGTTAGAACGCATAAACTTAGCTAAAGTAATCTTAGCCTGTCTATCTGGAAGCTCCCCTTTTAAATCAAGAAACTCTTCATTTAAGTTGGGGATGGTTTTTTTATATTTATCGGGGCAATACCACATGCTATAACAACTCCAAATCGTAGGCTAGTTGCAAATCAAATTTCTTTTGAGGAATACTGGTGAGTAATATCCTCTTTACTACACGCACACATTCCTCTCTTCCTTTTACAAATAGGAATTGTATATGGGGAAATTTTTGAATTAAGTACCTAACGTTGTGAAAAATAAAATCAGGAGTAACTCTAGTATTCTTTTTGTAGACATGTCGTAATTTATTAAACGCTAGACACTCATCCATTTTTCTTTCAACTAAAATTACTAAATAAGCTTTTTCTTCTGCGGCTCTTTCTATCTCTCTTTCAAACCTTTCGAGACCCGAGCTTAACGTTCCTATCAAATCAGGGACTGATTTCCTTTCTATGTAACAGTTGCCGGTTTTCTTTTTATCGTTTAAGCAATAGTCTCCAAATTTCAAACCTTTAACTTCTGTGGGGAAGTCTTTTATATCCAGAGGTTTTTGTTCACGTGAATCCACGTAGATAACATGCTCTTCCGAAAACCTTTCTTTGGCTCTAGACTTCTTAGGGAAGATTGAAAACTTATTTTTAAATCCTATTTCTTCGCATAAAGCATAATAGTCACCAAACATTAACTGGTAATAGGGAATAGGGGGAACCATTAAAGTTCTTAGCTCTACTTCAGTAGGAGTGTACTCTAGTTCTTTTTCTTTCTTACGCTTAGTGAGTAGCTCTTTACAGTATTTTTTAGCAGTTTCTAGGGGCGTAGCTTTTAGCCATTTTTTTAAGTTTCCCTTATTGTTAAAGTCTGCCGATAAATATTGTTCTTTATTTTTAAATTTTATAATCTTCTCATCATACATGTCATGGCGAGGAAACTCGGACTGATAATATTCTCCTATCGACAGTTTATGAGCTTTTATATGAAGATGAAGATTTTTATCTTCGGGGAATTCCTTATCGCAAATAGCGCAGTTAACCATTGAGAACTTCCTCCTCACTTATCCCCATTATTCTTGATTTGATCTCTTCCATAGAGGTGAGCCTTTCTATCTCGGTTGAGACGTTTTTCTTTCTAATCTCTGCGATCTTAATCATTTTATTTCGAGACTCTTCATCTTTCCAAAGTTCCACTAAGTTTAATATAGAAGCAGATTCCTGCATGATCTTACTCATGCGTTGACTTCTTTTTTCTTTAAGCTCGTTAAGTAATTTAGTTTGGCGATTTACGCATTGGTTGTATTCAGTTTGTGCCGTGTTAATAGCTTCAACCAAACTCATGGCCATTCGTCTTCCTTCAGTATCTTCTGCATTTTGATCAAGAAGTTGTTGTAGCCTTTCTACGCGTCTTTGAATATTAGAAGCGATCACCACTTCCGCTGCTAAAACTATATACTGATCTACCTCTTCTTGAGAAAGATCGGATTTATCCCATGTATAACGAACGAAACTACTTTCAAATAATTCTCGATCTGTCTCAATAGTATAAGTGCTAATCTGATGAAGAAAGCGAAAAGTATGCATGTAGCCAATAAGAGTAGAAAGGTTCCTTTTTATTTTGGTGGTGACTTTCTCTTTATTAATTCCATTGTAAACGTATTTATTTACCCGAACTAACGCTCGACTCTCAGACTTCGGAGGTTGATAACCACCTTCGACAGGGACATCTTCATTACTGTCGGAATACTTTACTTTATTAGGAACCGTATTAAGGAAATCTACCGTGACCTTATACCTTTGATCTAAAGCGGATATTTTAGGATCATCAAAAATCAATCGCGCCATTTCCATCGGTTTCATCGCGCTACAATTATTTGAGACAAATTCTTTTTGTTCGTCGTTTAGCTCGATCTTTTCTTTGGGGTAATATTTATGAGAGACTTTCGCTTCTAGACTTTTTTCAGCTAAAAACTTTTTTACAGCTCTTCCGTATTTTGATCTTCCGTCTCTTTGTTTTTCTGGGATATCTGGAAATACTAACTCTATCAATTGGGATATATAAGGGGGGTCCTCAGGGCGGTTATTCCACTCGGTAAGAATTGCTAACTGTTGATCTTCGTTAAGTCCTATATTCTTGGAGCTCATATTATTTCTATCTCTCCTTCTTTTAGCATTTTTTTAACTTTTTGAATAATTGACTTTTTGACATTTTTAATCTGTTTATATCCCGGAACCCGATTCTTTTCATTTGTCTTATACCCCATTAAAGATGCAGCGTCTTCCTCTGACATGTTGTCGATATATAAAGCTTTATAGATTTTCCATTCAGAAGACTTGAGGGTCTCTTTCATTTTATCGTTAATCTTCTTCATTAGAGAAATAATGTCCAAACCCGTATACTCGGTACTATTTATCTCCGTAGCATGTTGATTGATAGAAACCGGCAATTTAGCATCATAGGCTTGTTTTTTTGTCCTTGTCCAATTAGCATATAAAGGACACGTGTCACATTGCTTACCGTAAATGTAACATAAGTCACCAGCTTCGGCTGCGGCACACTTGAGGCAGGGGCGGCAATAATTTCCGTAATTGTTTCGGATTAAGTTTTTTATTTGATTGGATATAATCCGGTTTATCCAAGGGTTTAATGGTTTCTTAGTATCGTATAGATGCCACTTCTTAAAAATGTGAATTCTTAAAATTTGAGAAACATCATCAAAATCCATCCAAGATAACGCAGTAAGGTTCCATTTGGACCTTCTCTTTTTAATTTCTACATCTATCTGTTCTATGAAATCTTCAAATTTGGGTTTTTTAGGTCTGGGCATCGGATCGTCGCGATGATCCGGCTTCTCTCTGTAGGTCGTTAACAATAGACTCTTTAGAGTAAGATGGATCCACTTCCCTCCTGTAGTTATCCTTCTCTCCGTTAGCGGTTCCCGCAAGTTGGTCAAGAGGCACACTACTAAAACTTTGAGACACTTGTATATCAACATCTAAACCCTCAATAGAGGGGATATACTCTTCCTCATATTCCTCTTCTTCCTCCATTACCACAGGGGAGCTTACAACTGGAGCCTGAGCTTTAAATACTCTTCTTGGAGAATTAGCACTAATCTGCGCAAAAGGGTCCCCACAAGAGCAACAAAACTGAGGCTTCTTTAAAGAATACTCTGTTCCCGACCCACAATTCGTGCAATAAACCTTCATAGATGACATTACACTATATATATTACTGAAAATCCCAGTTTTTTCAAAAAAAGTGTATAACCTATATGGACATGGAAAACGTCAAGTTTAAAACCTCGGATGGAATCGAATACGAATTGATGTGGAAAAAACCCCATCACACCTATAATGCGGATGGGTTGTGTTACTCTCCTGACTCTGATAATCCCAGAATCCTAGTGGATCCCACGCTTAAGAAAAGGCGAAAAATGAGCACTCTCATAGAAGAGGTCACTCATGCCTTTTTTTGGGACAAGTCAGAAAAACAGGTTAGGAAATTTTCTTCCGTTCTTGCCGGGTTAATAAATAAACAGATTAAATAGTATCACATTCCGCTAATTTGGAGACGATAAACTTGGTCAGTTCTGACCT